GATTTGCTTATCTCATCCAATACCTTCGCGGATATCATCAAAGCAATAAAGGAGAAATTAGCATGAAGCACGCCAATGATTTATTCGCTCAGGCGGTCAATCAATTGATCGAGATTGGCGAGAAAGCACGCAAGGAACGGGAAGCACGGGAACGCAAGGCGAGCGATCGTGAAACGATCCGCGCTAAGCGTAAGGAGAAACGCGCACATGTGAGGCTGACTGAGCGCGAAAAAGTGCAATTACATTTCAACTTCAATTAAACCACAAAACAGAAAGAAAAACTATGAACTTAACAAAAGAGAAACACGCCCACACGCCAGGACCTTGGGAGAAAGCCACAATTGGAATCGGTACAAACTCAAAGCAAGTTGTTTGGTTAGGAGAAAAGACGGGGCGGCGAATCCAAGTTATCAGCACAGGCAGAGACGACGCCAACGCGCGATTGATCGCGGCGGCTCCGGAGCTATTGGAGCAATGCAAGCTATTCGAGAAATGTCTAACCTTCTTGATCAATAGCGGGGATAGTGGCGCAGATTTGGAGCGCGACAAACTACGCGAGGTCCTCGCCAAGGTAGAGGGGGGTGAGGGATGAGCGATAACAGAGTACATTGGATTATTGAGAAGCTTTTTATGATGAGAAAGGACGAGGATTATGTTTTGTCCCAAGGATATTCTCGCGAAGAAATCGAAGAGGCGAAGGAGTGGTATCATAACGGCGAGAAACTTACCATTCGTATGAGAAGAGAAAGCGAAGGTATTACCCATGACTAAGCCAAACGAGTGCGACACAATTGCGCGCCTGGCGTTGGGCCTTATCATCTTTTTGGTGATGAGGTACGCGCCCAGGTTGTTGGAATGGTGGAATGAGAGAAATCGGCAGGAAGGTACCTAAAAGCGTTTTGATGTAAAAATCTGTCTAATCTATCAGACCCTACCCCTGAAAAGCACGATTTGATGCCTTCCTGAGCCTCTATCGTGCTTTTTGGTATCCATCTGTAGTCTACCAAGCCTTTGTTTCTTTCTTTTCGCCTAAGCTTGTACTCCAATTGCCCGTACTCTTCTCAAAACCAAGCGTGACCATAAGATCCGTCTCTCCACCGCGATTCTTGGCGATATGGCAATTGATACGGTCCTTGGTTTCATCCACCTTGTCCTCAACTGATAGGAGAAAGACGCAATCTGCATCCTGCTCGATACTCCCGGAGTCTCTCAGATCGGAGAGCATTGGCTTTCTGTTATTGATCTCGCATTGTCTTGATAATTGAGAAAGGGCGAGGACCGGAATCTGTAGCTCCATACTGATCTGTTTGAGACTGCGAGAAATGGCGGTGATCTCCTGCACGCGGGATTCGTATCCTGGAGCGGAGACTAATTGCAAATAATCAATCACCGCCAACCCCACATCTCCTTTCACTCGTTCCTGGGCGAGAAAGGCGCGGATGGAATCAAGCGTGGCCTTGTTGTCATCCTTGAAGGTGATGGGCCATCCCTGCATCCTCTTTGTGGCATCCTCGAGCTTTTTACGATGAGCGGGGAGAAGATCCCCTTTCATGCGTGGGCGGGCAACCCCGCTCTCGCGGGAGAGTAACCGCCCGGAGCATTCCGAAGCACTCATCTCCAGGGATGCGTAGCTTGCACGGTATCCCCTCTTGGCAATCTCATGAGAGAAATGCAATGCGAGTCCTGACTTCCCTACCCCAGGTCTTGCGGCTAGGACATAAAGCTTTCCCGGTTGGAATCCTCCGCTTAGACAAAAATCCAATCGTTTGAATCCTGTGCTTACTGCGGATGATTCTCCCGCATCGATGGAAAGAAACTCAGAATGTGCTTCCTTTGTGGCGGGTCCCACTTTTACCTGTCCCTTCCCTGATGCTAATGCTTTGGCTGCCCTGAGATTAAACTCGGAGGCAATCTCATCTGATTGTTTACCCTCCTTGAGCATATCCGTGGATACAATCAGCGCTCGTTCCACTTCGCGTCTGTTCCTCGACTCCACCAATTGATCCACATATCTCTCCACCTGTCCACCGCCATACTTCTCCGCAAGTTCAAGAGCTTCCGAGGAATACTCAGGTAGCTCAATGGCCACATCAATCTCATTCAACTCGGATCGCTGTGCGATCAAACGGAATATCGCTTGATGCGCGGGCGAGGTGAAGTCATCCTCCGTTAAACGCTCAACCGCTGTGGCGGTGGAGAGATTTGTGTCATCCCTAAGACATGCGGCTAGGACCGCCTGCTCTGATACCGAGAAATCCATCAAAACTCTTCCTCGTCCTCATACTCAGGAATTGTGACCTCCTTGAGGATTGGATCGTTATTTGCCTGGGGCATCTTATCCTTGATCCATCTCCTGCATGCATTGCGGTATGTGGCAATCCAATCTGCTTGGACATGTCCCTTGCCCTTCGCCCAATCCACGAAGATGGAAACCGCTTCCGAGTGATTGAGTCCTTCCTTCAATGCAATCTCTTTGGGAGGATCAAAATTATAGGGTATCTTGGATGCCCTCGTTTTTGTTTTCTTCTTTCCACTAATCGCGGATTTTTCGCTATTATTAATATTAAAACAATTGGAACAATTGTCGCGCACGCGCGAGGGATGCCGCAGATACTCCACCAGGAGTGGAGTAATGGTGGAAACTGCGGTCACTCCATAAAGATCACAATGCTCTTTTAAAAGATCACTAATCCACTGAGGAACCTTGATGCGCAGTTCTGTCTTTTTCTGTATTTCGTCTGTCATTTTAGTCCTAATAATGTGCAAATAGCACCTAAGATAATTGTGAAAAATACCACCCCACATATGGCAAAAATGATGCCTTGGGCGAATAGTTTGAGTACAAGTTTTATCCCATCCATGTCTCAATTATTGATCAGATGATGCCTCAGAATTAGAATGGCATCTGCTGTTTTTAATGTGAGTCCCTTGGTTGAGGGAAAGAACTGCTTGGCGTGATTCATGAGCGCTTTCTTACGCTTGTTTGAGGTTAGCCCACTTAGCCCACTCAGTCCCTTTTGCCACTCCTGCGGACGCACCAGGACGAATGGGATCTTCAATGCCCTGAGTACGCCTTCCAAGAATCCGCATGATTTACCAAGCTTAAAACTAGTACTCGATGGAATCATCTTCCCGGCAAAGGGAGGAACATGCTCAACCACAGCCTCTATGCTTGTCACATCAGGATGATCTTTCAGGTCCTGCATATGCTCAACAAACTCGAAGTCTTCATCAAGGGTATGCAGAGCAATCTTATGCTGTCCTCCCCATGCAATGGCGTATCCACCACTCTTGCCGGGATCTATGCCAATCGTAAGCCTCATGCTTCCTCCTCCTCGTCTCCGCAATCTTCCTCGAAGTGCAGGATGAGATCAGGATCGCTCACATTATTAAGATCCTCATTCCGCAAATGGGCGACCACTTGCTCAAGTGCCGCATGCATCACCGTTACCGCACCAAATAGATCAGCCTTGGATAATTTATCACTCGCCAAAGCGAGTGCCTGTTTTGTGTTGTCCAGGTAGTTCATGCTGCCTTCCCCTCCGAGTCGCGTCTCACCGCATTGGCAAAATCGGTAATGTCAATCGTCCGCCTATTGCCCACGGTGACGCTGTGTAGCTCATGGTCTTCAATAATCCGGTAGACATAGGTACGACTAACCCCAAACTTGTCTGCCAATTGCGAAATGTTTAGACGGTTATTCGTAATCTGCGAACCAAGATCCAAGGTTTCCACCATGTCGCTATACCCTGGCCATATGCCACTTGATTGGCAGGAGGCCCACAATTGGCACGCTCTTTCCATGTTGGAGAATTGCTTGTTTACATCGCTCTCTTTAATGGTGTAGGCGGCAGTGGCGTAGGGTGCTGTCTTCTCCACCGCTATAAATACAAACTGCTTGGGTTTCTCTCCGAGTAATCGTAATGCGTGCATATACCAACATGCCTGAAATAAGTACCCAAACTGACGCACACTCTTGGTGAATCCACGATTGGATGCATCCTGTGTGCTTTTTAAATCAATCACCACACCCGCGCCGGGGATATACAAGTCAGGTCTTACCTTACACTTGGCACCTTCCATCTCGAAGTATCCCGTGCCTTCCACTACCTTATCAATATCCGCCATGTAGTGCCGAAGAACAGGATTTTCCAATGCACTTCCCGCCATCTCTAGAATCAGATCGTAATCCGCAGGAGCGAGCCATTGCTTATCCGGTTCACTCTTCTGCATAAGTTCAAACGATTCCTTGTAGTGCTTGGTGCGTGGACCCTGCCCGTCTATCTCATTGGGCTTTACCGCAAACTCGTCATCCAATTTTTCAGGTTCCAATGTAGC